GCAAATGGCACAAATGGCTATGGATGCACAGGGTAATAAGGATAATCTTGGTAAACCGATTAATGAACCAGAGATTGATACTAGTAAAACTGAAGACCCAGAAGCTCCCAAAGGTGGCGAGATATAAATAAAACATAGGTATAGGATTTTTATCTCATGGATGAATTAATGAACTTGATGATTGCGGATGAATCTCCATCTGAAATTAGTGATTCAATAAAAACTCAGTTAATGCAGAAGGCTACCGCAAGAATAGATGCTCTTAAGCCTGCGGTTGCGAATGCGATGATGGGTTATGAACTTGAATCTGAAGAAGATGTAGAACCAGATGCAGAAACAGTTGGTGAACTTGATAATGATGAAGAAACCGAAGAGGAAGAGTAAATGGCACATCAACCTGTAGGCGCTGGTTTTAGTTTTGCAACGAATCAAACAAGTGCTTCACAAACTTTTACAGTACAATCGGACACACTTAGAGTTGTTGCTAAAAACGCTGGTCAACATGTAGCGATTGGAACTACTGGGCCTGCAACTACGACTGATTATTATGTCCCTGCAAATAGTTCTGCAACTTTAAATTTAGGTAGAGTTAGTTCTATCGGAGTTGCTGGAATTACAAAGGGAGCTGCAACAGTCATTACACTCCCAGAGGGAATGGGTAATCCATTTAAAGTTAATGATGTGGTCGTAATATCTGGTGTCACAGGTGTAACTGGATTTAATACGACAGCAAAAGTTGTTTCAATTCAAGAAGCCAGAAGCGCTGGTTTTGCACAATTTGGTGCTAAATTAACAATTGATCATGACAGTCGAGCTCTTAATTCCGATAACGCAGTTGTTACTGCTGCAGCGGCAAGAAGACAATTAACTGTTTCAGCGGTAACTGATCATACAACAGCTGGTCAATTATTTGCACAACAAGTTCAAATATCAGGAGCACAATAATGAAACTCATTACAGAAGAAATCGAACAGGTTGAAGTTATTGTTGAGAATCGCAACGGTAAGAAGAACTTGTTTATTGAAGGAGTATTCCTTCAAGGTGAAATAAAAAATCGTAATGGTAGAATGTATCCAATGCAGACTCTTGCTCGTGAAGTTGGAAGATATAACGAAAACTTTGTTCAGAAAGGTAGAGCTCTTGGAGAATTGGGTCATCCAGATGGCCCGACTGTCAATCTTGACAGAGTTTCCCATAAAATTGTCTCCCTCAAAGAGAGTGGAAATAATTTTATAGGAAAAGCAAAGATTCTTAGCACTCCAATGGGAAAGATCGCATCTGATTTATTAGGTGAGGGTGTCAAACTTGGTGTTTCATCAAGAGGAGTAGGGTCTTTAAATAAAACTAACGAAGGATACAGTGTGGTAGGAGAAGATTTTACTCTTGCTACTGCTGCTGATATCGTTGCAGATCCTTCTGCTCCAGATGCATTTGTAGATGGAATTATGGAAGGAAAAGAGTGGGTTTGGGATGGAGGCATCATTCGTGAACGCCTTGCATCAAAGACTTACAAGAGAATCAACACTCTAGTTGATCAAAACAAATTAGACGAAAAAAAATTAAGCGTCTTTGAAGATTTCTTAGCAAATCTTTAAATATATAAATAAAAACAGATTATACAAAGGTAATTCGGAGAGTTCAAATGTCCCGTGGGAAAAATTTACAAGAAATGGAGAACGCCGTAACCAAGGGTGCAAAACCAGCTGAGCCCATGCAAACCATGGCAGGCGTGAGTTATGAAGACCTCGGTGGCCCAACTCCAGAAAATAATTCACCAACAGATGATTCTAATAAATTAAAGGATCCAGCTGGTGAAGGTTCATATGCAGCAAATTTAAAATCAGTAAAAGGTGTTATGGCTAAATCAGAAGCTCCTAAAGCTCCAAAAATGGAAGAAGCAGAAACTGAAGAAGAAGTAGTTGCAGAAGACCAAACTTCAGAAGAGGAAGTAGTTGCTGAGGAAGAGGAAGTTACAGAACTTCCCGAAATCACTGATGAAGTAGACATCGATGACGATGTTAATGCACTTCTCGGTGGTCAGGAACTCTCCGAAGAGTTTAGAGAGAAAGCTAAGACAATTTTCGAGGCTGCTCTAAAGTCTAAAGTTACCGAACTTAGAGAGGCCATGGAAGCTCACTACGAAGCAAAGCTCGTAGAAGAGGTCGAAGGCATGAAAGACGAACTCATCGAGCGTGTTGACTCTTACTTAGAGTACGTCGCAGATGAGTGGTTACAAGAAAACGCACTACAAGTAGAGCGTGGAATTAGAACCGAAATGACTGAATCATTCCTCGCTGGAATGAGAGGTCTATTTGAAGAACATTATGTATCAATCCCTGAAGATAAATATGATGTCGTTGAGAATATGGTAGACAAACTTGACGAAATGGAATCAAAACTCAACGAGCAAATCGAGAAGAACATAACTATCACTAAGAGTCTCTCCGAGGCAACAGGTGGTAATATCCTTTCCGATGTTTCTGAAGGCTTATCAAGTACTCAGAAGGAAAAGCTCGCTTCACTTGCCGAAGGTGTTGAGTTTGAAAGTGAAGAATCTTATAAGGAAAAGCTTGAGACTCTAAAAGAGTCATACTTTAAGGCTGCTCCAAAAAGAAGTGACTCGGAAGTGTTAAACGAAAGCGCTGCATCACCAGAAGTTTCTGGTAGTATGGCGGCATACATCCAGGCACTATCCCATGCCACTAAAAAGTGAATCTCAACTTGTTAATTAATCAAACGTAAACTTATTAGGTAAAAACGCAAATGTTTGGCAACGCAGAACAATTGCAAGAGAAGTGGAAGCCCCTTCTAGAACATGATGGAATTGATGCTATCAAGGACAATCATCGTAAAGCGGTAACTGCTGTCTTGCTTGAGAACCAAGAAAGATTTTTAACAGAGGAAAGAGCATTCCTCTCAGAAGCTCCAACAGTAAATACTAACACTGGATCAAGTGCTGGTTTCTCTGGTGGTGCGACAGCAACTGGCCCTGTTGCTGGTTTTGACCCTGTTCTAATCTCATTGATTAGAAGATCTATGCCTAACTTGGTGGCATATGACCTTGCTGGTGTTCAACCAATGAACGCTCCAACAGGACTTATTTTCGCAATGAGATCCAGATTTGTTGATGGCACAAATGCTAACAACATGCTTGGAACAGAGGCATTATTCAACGAACCAGATTCAGCATTCTCTGGACAGAACCAAGAGAACGATCTTACAGACGGATTTACATCTGTTACAACTGGTTTAGGTACAACTGCTCAGTCAGGTACTAACCCAGGCGCTCTTAACCCTTCAACAAACGCAACTCAGGTTGCTTATGATGTTGGTCAAGGTATGAGAACAGATGACTCTGAAGATCTTGGAGAATCTGGAAAGACTTTCAACGAGATGGCTTTCTCAATCGAGAAAGTGACTGTGACTGCAAAGTCAAGAGCCCTAAAGGCACAGTACAGTTTAGAATTAGCTCAAGACCTTAAGGCAATCCACGGATTGAACGCTGAGGCTGAGTTAGCAAATATTCTATCAACTGAGATTCTTTCCGAAATCAACAGAGAAGTTATCAGAACAATCTATAACGTTGCTGAACCAGGTGCTCAGGCTAACGTTGCTTCTGGTGGAACATTCGACCTTGACACAGACTCAAACGGAAGATGGTCTGTTGAGAAATTCAAGGGTCTTATTTTCCAGATGGAAAGAGATGCTAACGCTATCGCACAAAGAACTCGTCGTGGAAAGGGCAACATGATTATGTGCTCTGCTGACGTTGCTTCTGCATTAACTATGGCTGGTGTATTAGACTATACTCCTGCTCTTAATGCAAACTTAAACGTTGACGATACAGGAAACACATTCGCTGGTGTGTTACAAGGTAAGTACAGAGTCTACATTGACCCATTTGCTGCTAACGTATCAAGTACTCAGTACTACGTTATCGGATACAAAGGTTCATCTCCTTATGACGCTGGATTATTCTACTGCCCATACGTTCCTCTACAGATGGTTCGTGCGGTTGGTCAGGATACATTCCAACCAAAAATTGGATTCAAGACCAGATATGGTATGGTTGAGAACCCATTCTCACAAGGAACTACTCAGGGACTTGGAACACTCACACGTAACACAAACCGTTACTACAGAAGAGTTAAGGTTACAAACCTTATGTAATAAATATCTCGTTCGAGATAACAGAGACTCCTTCGGGGGTCTCTTTTTTTGTCAATGTTTTGAAACCTAAATAATGTTACAGGAGGTTAAGACAAATGTTACACTTATTAGGTAGAGGAATAATGCCAGAATGGAATGATGAGAAGCACGACAGAGATGAGGTCTTTGCCTTTCTGTGTTATCGTGGAACTCATTATGCAAAAACGGTTTATATAGATTTCACGATGGAAGGTCCATCTTGGTTTCTAAAAAATCCAAGGGAGGAGGGTTGATAACCTCCTTTTTTCGTGCTATAATATGAAAAAAAGTATGTGGAGTCCTATATGGATTTGGGAATCTGAAATTCCTTATAATATATGCGATCAAATTATTAATTGCTCTAATCAAATAGAATATGAAAATGGATTAACACAATCTGGTGACGATGGCAGAGAAGTTAATATAAAATTTTTATATGAAGAATTTAATTGGATTAATGCATTAATATGTGGTTATGGTTTATTTGCAAATTGTAAAAATTTTAAATATGAATTATCAAAGTGTGATATGGAGGGAGTTCAACTATCTCGATATACATTAGGACAATTTTATAATAAACATGTTGATTTTAATGGTAATCCTGATACAAAATCGCATACTAGAAAATTAAGTATGAGTGTTCAATTATCAGATAAAAATTCATATGAGGGTGGTGATTTAATTATATATTATGGTGGAGAGCAGTATATTGCACCTAAAGTAAAAGGAACTGTAATAGTATTTGATAGTAGATTAACTCATGAAGTTACTCCCATTACTAAAGGGGAGAGATATTCATTAGTTAAATGGTTTCATGGTGATAAACCTTTAAAATAACTTGACAATGAGTTGTTTTTTATGTAAAATAGTAAAAATTATATTCATATGGACAGAGACAAACTCAAACTAATGGTTCGTAACTTAGAGTTATTAGTAGATGATATCAAAGCAGAGGTTTTTTCTGATGTACAATCCTATGTTAGTCCACCACCAACTATACCTCAAGATTATGATGAAATATTAGAGGATGATGATGGCTACCCAGATTAGTAGAGCAAAAAGATTAGTTAAAATACTTGAAAGACTAGTTAAACAACCTTATCTATATGATGATAAGCAAAATAAATTAATTCGTGAACAATTAAAAGCGGCTAAGAATGAATTAGCAAAGATTGAAGAACAAACATCAAAAGGATTTAAATGAACGTATCTCTAGTAAGTGTATCTCCCGATGCTGAAAAACATATGGCATATTGTGCTCGTGTAAGCAACCCAAATAATCAGGATAATGAAAATTATGCAGGTCTATTAAGATACTGTATCAAACATCAGCATTGGTCAATATTTGAGCAAGCATTTATGACTCTTGAAATTAATACTACAAGAGGACTTGCTGCTCAGATATTAAGACATCGTTCTTTTACATTTCAAGAGTTAGTCAAAGATATGCTGACACTAATTTACTAGATGCAAACATACCATTACCAGATTTAAGAAGACAGGATACAAAGAATCGTCAGAACAGCATTGATGATATTCCAGAAAAACAGACCAAATTCTTACAAGAGAGAATCAGACAATATTTTAACGAAGGTATGGATTTATATAATGAACTATTAAGGGAGGGTATTGCTAAAGAATGTGCTAGATTTGTGCTACCACTTGCAACACCAACTAGAATTTATATGTCTGGTAGTGTAAGATCGTGGGTTCATTATATTGATTTACGTTCTGGTCATGGAACACAAAAAGAACACATGGATATTGCAAATGCCTGTAAGGATATATTTAAAGTGCAGTTTCCCACGGTCTCAGAGGCACTTGAGTGGTAATAATACTTGATAATGTTATCAATAATATAGACTCCGTAAAAGTCGAAATTCAAGATATTCTAAAAGATGAGAATATAAATGAAGAATGGTGCACATTTGAAAAAAATCATAAATTTCAAGATTTTTGTTGCAAATTTATTGATATAGCGTCAAATTTTTATGATATGTCTTCCTGTGTTGGA